CTATCTATCATTTTCACCTTGAATTGGTATGCTACATAGGAGCTCCTGCTTATCTTTGCTTTCAGCAAATATTTGTATATTATGGACACCCTTTGGAATAGTATTACTATGTAATATGCCCCACTCGGGCTCCTCGTCAGTTGCGTAGCACTGAGTTGAATCGCAAAAAGTCAATTTGCACTTAGCCTCGTAATTTGTCGTCCAGGATAGGCATAACTTATCACAGCTATCGTTGACCTTGATATCCGTGATCTGCAGCGGGGACTGGCAGGCAAAGAAAAGAAAAAGCATGGAGGCCGCCGCAAGTCGCAGCAACCTCCATGGGATTGATTTATAGCAGTTTGGCATAGTCCCAACCGACCTGCAGCGGACCATAGCCGGCATTGCCGGCCTCGCCGTAGATGGACCAGTCGATGGTTCTGCCCTCAAGCTGATTCAGACCATCAAGAGCTGTATACAGGTCATTGAAATCGCCGACCATGTAGCGCAGCTCCTCGAAGGTCTTATTGGAGCACAGCATATTGTTTGCTTTCTCATAGGCCTTCTTGAGATCAAGCATGAAGGCATTCCGGTTGGCAGCCTGAGCTGGTGTCGGGATAGGCTCCAGCTTGGTGTACCACTTGAATGCTTCGGTGAGCAGGTCGAGCGCTTTCTGCACCAGTCGCTTAGATTCGCTGACACGGTATTGCCTAGGCACTTCACGTAGGTCAAAATTGGTCATGCAAGGCCAGAAATAGGTTGCCCGGTTAAGAGGGTCAACAACCAAACCGTCCGCCTTAGCCGCCCTTTCTGCCGTGGCAACATAGGCATCAAGGTCGATCGGCTTATAGGTCTCAACCGGCGCAGCCTGGACAGCCTGTGCTACGGCAGGCTGCTCGGCCGGAGCACTATCAGCTTTTGGGGATGCTTCCTGGGCCATAATAGCCTGCGCCTTGGCCTCGGTAGCGGCCGTCTTGGCCTTTTCCTTGTCGATGTTGCCCTGAACAATGGTGTAGACGATGCCAACCAGGGTTATGACGATTGTGGGCAGCGTAGACGTGATGAATGCTCCAATGGTCTGAGCCTTGGCCGGGTCTGTCACAAATACGCTGACGATGGCTCCCAGCAGAGTGCAGAAGGTTACAATGAGCTTCTTGTAACCATCGAGTACGGATGTGTCCATTTAAACCTCCATGAAAAAGAAAAACCGTCACGTTAAGATTCCGTGACGGTTAATTACGTGAACGATTGACTAGTATCAGTCAGTACTACGTTTGGGCATTGTCTTTAATATATCTGAGCAGGTGATTAACGCTGTCTCGATTCGAGACAACGTCTTAATGATATCTTCCTGGCGCATCTTGTTCTCGATGTGTGCTTCCCTGAACCCGCTGATGGCAGTGTTAAGCATCTCTTCTATATCGGCGAGCTTTACGGTGCCGTTGCCGTTAGAAGGCTTCCTATCACCTATAAAAGACTTAATAACAAGCCCAAGAACACCCAGAGCTGTAACAAGGCTTGCAATAACGCCAACGACAAGATCATTTTGTACCATCTATCTTTATCACCCCCATATTCTTTTTGTTTTAGGCGCAGTCGGCACAAATTGGTTTCCATATAATTTCTCCTATCATTTAAATTCTGAATCTCCTGTAACGGCATCCGCCGTCTCTTTCGCTGTTATAACTATCCGTTCTGGATATATGCGATTACATCGATAGATGAGCTAACGGTCCAGCCGGAACCGTTGTAATCAGGTACACCATGCTCGATAATGCCTGAGCTGTCAGTCTTGACCCATATATAGCACCTGTTCACACTCCCACTGCCCGGAATATAAATGACGCTCTGGCCGCGATTGATGTCGTTCAAGTCTCCATTCGTGCGGAATTTATATAGAAATTGGTCAGCATTTGAGATTGTGGACGTGATTATGACTCTCAATGCTACGAGCGATGATTTAGCCCCGATAACGCTGGATAGGTCGAGGTCAGTCCATGCTCCCCATGGTATAGTGGTACTAAATTTATTCGTGTCACAGAAGGTGATTTTAGCCCGGTCAGCCCAGCTGACATCTGCGCCATGGCCTCCGGAAACGAGAGACTGACCACTTGTTCCATGCAGCAGCTCTGTTGGAGCTGCTGCACCACGGTAGATGATTGACCCCCGCTCTGTCAGTACGTTTAGATGCTTTGCTGCATCAATGCAGTGGTCATAGAAGGCGTTCGAGGTCGGTGGTTTAAGTGTCTCCCCATCCGTTCCGCCTGCGGTGTCATCCAGCTCGAAGCCCTGGACCATCTTATCCCAATAGGTTGTCCAGTTTGCGCCCGTCCCGGGCTCGTCCGTTGCACCTGAGGCATGCCCCAATTTGCAAACATACCCGCCCGCATCATTGTAAACGCAGTCATAGGCTACATAGGCCATCGATGTGAGCCATTGGCCTTTCCACGTATAGTTGACGATATCTGCGATTGTTGCCACTTCTTTCCAGGTTAGAGTCATATTTAACTTACCATCTAAAAAATACTGGCATCCTCGATGTTATCTGCGGCCTATATCCACGGTCGGTGGTGCAGTATCCCATTATTCCGCCGTAACCTACGAGCGCTTTATAGTATCGGCCATGCCCTCCTGACGGAGCCATGTAGTCATACCATTCTGTGAATGGTGGATAAGGAAAGGAAGGTGTGGGGTCAATAGTCGAATAGCTTCCGTCACTGTCCCCAGCGCTCCTATACCATGTCTGGACAATCCCTGCTCCAGCGGGAAGCTGCCCAGTTTTGTATCCCTGTATCTCAGAGCTATCAGGGCTATTCCCAGTTGCATTAACCGCTACCACTTTATAGGTATATGTCGTTCCGTTGTTAAAGTAGCAGCCATCCACAATGAGGTCGACGTACAGTCTATAAGTGCCGTCTGAGGCCGCGGCTGCGCCTGCGTGGAGTGTTGGCGGATCTGCGGTAGTATCGTTGTAGGTTGCCACGTCTCCAAGCAATCCTGATATGTCTGAGCCGTTGCGGTAGACTCTATACCCGGTCGCCCCGGTGGATTTCGTCCAGTTAATCGAGAGGCTGTTAAAAACCGTGGCAGCATAGACCCCAATCGGAGCTGCGGGCTTTGTCAGGAAGCTGACCTCGTCACCGTAACCTGTGCCATCCGGGTTAGTTGCATACGCTCGGCAGTACACGGTCGTCCCTGACGGCAAGCTCGTGATGGATTTGGTATAAGCGCCTGTGCTATATGACCCGGAGTCTGAAGACGAGTTTGCATAGTCAGCCGGGTTCGATCTGCTGACGGTATCCCACTTGAAGCCCCGGACAGTGCAATTGCTTCCGCCGTTCAGATTAGTGATATTGCCGTTCCCGGTTGCAGTCGTGACCTCCACACTGGATGCAGCTGAGGTGGTCACGGTTGGCTGCGAATAGTTGACTACCACCCAAAACTGACAGCAGTAAAGCTGGTAATATGTATATCCGCCCTTACCGTCCGAAGTGTATCCTGTAGCCAGTTTGAGGTCAGCTACCAGTGCATCTACGTTTGCCCATGTCCACGCTGCGCTCGTTGCCGGGTTTGTAGCCCACGCGTCTGATATTTGGGTATAGGAGGTCGAACTGATGGCATGAGCTGAAGCGTAGCTGTCATTCACTCCGAGGTAAGCGTTCAACGTTGAGCCGTTGACCTTCACATAAGCGTAAATAGTGACAGAGTTGATTTTTCCGTTCAGCAGAACGCTATGATCGGGCAGGCCGTACTTGTCGATGTAGACGTTATTACTTGCATTCGCCGGGGTATAGTTATAATCCCCCTCGTCCTTCGTGGCCTCGTCTATATTGGCATAGTTATATGATCCGGTACTGCGGGAGAGCTGTACTGAGGAGTCTGCATTGGGCCTGAGAACAAGGTCTACTCCCATTTACGGAATCCATCTGACCGGGAATGGAAAATCCTCCTGTGGTACTGAGCAATCATGGTAGTATCCATGCCCCGGTGGACACGCTAAGCGAAGCGTCTTATTAATAGGGTCAAAATAGGCCTTAGTATGGCGGATTGTCTGAACCTGTGAAGGTAGGTCGATACCTCCTCCGGCTTCCCGTTGAGCCTTCGTTACCTTGATGCCGAACCGCATGCCCTCTAATATCCAGCCGTAATACTTCTCCTTCGTGGCATCATCCATTTTCGTCTTTTCTCTCCACTCTTCCTCCGTTAATCCCTGGCAGGAGTATTCATTAAACAGTGTGCGGCACGGTGGAGTCCCTTCATATCCCTTGCAGTCATCGCACTCGCCATGCATTGTCCGCAGCTCTTTCACAAGTCCGAGGCACATCTTCTCATTGAAAACAAAGAAGTCATTAATGAAGTTGAAGCCGTACATGCGGAGAGTCGCATCCCGCTTCTCGATGGCCTCTGTAAGCTGCTTTTGCAGCTCCACATATTCCTTGTCGTCCGACTTGCCGGAAAGAATGCCCTTGGCAACCATCCGCGCCTCGGTCTTCTCCGTTTTGCAGTCCGTGATGGCCTGCCTGCAAGCGATGAGCTTCCGAATGTCAATCTCGTTCATGTTTTTCCTCTATTCGTTTTTACAGATGTAGAGTTCCCCGCTGTCGCTCTGAAAGCACAGCTTCCCGGCGACCTTAGTTAGAGCTTCCCTTGCAATCGAGTCCGCCACGCTATGCACCACCAGATTTGTAGCCTGCTGCCCGGCGAACGCCACAGCCCCGTCCGGATTGTCATGGCTATTCAATTTGTGAGCCTGAGCGTGTTTAAGGTCGACGGCGCTCTTGATGTCTACTACGCCAACCTCGTTCTCCCCGCCATCGTCCAGCACTTGGTCTGTGCCTTGCGCATGGTCGAGGCTATTGGAATGTTTCTTGTCGATAGCATCCGCTATGTCTGTGTCGGCTTTTGCAGCAGCGACCGCATCTTCGTCTGTATATCCAGCCGGGAAGTCAATAAATTCGAGGCCGGACTCATCAACCTTGACCGCAACCGCCTTGCCTCCCTGATCTGTATAATCTGACGGAGCATCTATCAGGTTGGTGAATGACCCTCCGCCCCCTCCTATGACCGTCCATTTACTGCCGGAGTAGATGAGCAAGCAGTAGTCATCCGCTTCGTCCATCTCGATATCGCTGCCTGCTGGGTTCCAGATATTCCCGACATTGTGCTTCACAACCACGGTCCGGCTGCCATTGGCAGGTCGGATAAAGAGCGCCTCGCCCTCTATCCCGCCGCTGATGGTGTCCAGGTCGTCACTGGCATCATCCTCCTCGGTGTCGATCTTGTGATGTGCGCAGGTCTTGGTAACGGCGCCACCTGAAATGGTCAGCTCTACGGCCGCTTCCAGGCCGATATTGACCTTGAGATAGGCCAGGTTATCCCTAAGCTGCTGGTCCAGTAGCGCCTTGGACAGAACTTCCCCGGTAATCCATGTTCGCGGTGTGGTCCAGCTCATCCTATGATCTCTCCATCAACATGGCCGGAATCGACAATCAGCCAGTCGCTTATCTGAGGCTGGATTTCGCTCATAGTCATATTCAATCTCGGTATCCTATCCAAATCGATATCCAGGTCGACCTTCTCGATCATGCCGGTGTTATCCAGTCCGATGGCCTCATGCATGTATGAGACCTGCGATGAAAGACTGGCTGCCAAAAGCAAGCATATGGCTATGTTCTCGGGGTCTTTGCCCACCAGTTTGATATCCAGCCGATTGAGAGGTTCACATGATTTGTCGGCCTCGCTATGGCAGTATTCCTCGCCAAAGGAGCGGTCGATGACATGCTTGTTGAGCGTCCTGGTGCGGCGGCCGTATTTGTTGACCGAGGCACCTTCAACATATCTCTGCGAGTAGTCGTCTGGTATTTTTATCCAGGTGCTGCCCTGCAGCTCCAGCGTGTATGAATAGCTGGGCAGCAGGACTCTGATATCGTTCCAGACCTGGGCGATGTCCAGGTCTATCTTCAAATCAGCGAAGTTCTCTTCGTTCAGCGTTGTCATGGATGCTCAGATGCCCTCGCCTGGACCAGACGAACAGCAGCTTCAATTTGTCCACTTATATCTATGCTCAGGTCGATGCTCTCGACGATAAAATAGGCCGCTGCCAGTCCGCAGGTGGTTTGTGTGATCGTCACCAGCTCGCTGATGGCCAGGCCGAGGATGGTCGCTGTCAAAGCTTCCGTCTTCGACCTGATCAGGATACTGACGATGGCATAAGGCTCGATGTTGCGATCGAGGATATCGGTTGCCTGCGCTTTGGGTGTGGCGTAGTTGGGAGCAGTGTTGTCGACGATTGCCCGGTCCAGGCGGTATGATCTCCTCCCGTACTTGGCGATGGAGCTGGCATCATATCCCCTCACCAGTTCCTCGGATCCTGCTGCTCCGACGATGCAGAGGACGTCATTGACTATCTCGCAATCGTTCAGCTCATAGCTGAAGTCGATATAGTCCACGTCTGTTAAAGCTACCGTCATGATTCCTCGCGGTGAAAACGGCTCTCGTACTGCAGGATGCCATCATGTGTCATATAATACCGGCCCACGGCCAGCTTCGAGACGTCATCGGCTACTTTCCTAGCCGTCACAAATTCTCTACCTTCACCGAAGATCGACTCCGGCCCGCCGAAGCTCAGCGTCTCGCCGAAGTAGTTGTTCTGGCTGAAAGGCGGCGTGCCTACGTGCAGTGTTGCCCGATAATAGTAGGTGCGATCGGGATAGAGGCCGGATATGGTGGACTGGATGGGATATCTTCCCGTGTGATAGGTGCCTGAATAGAGCCAGCGGATAGGTTCATTTTCCAGGTTGTCGCTATTGAGGCCCCACTGGAAGCCGAGATACAAATAGGGATCGCTGTCGCCCCTATAATCGAGTTCGCCATGGATGATTGCTCCGGTGGCCCAGACCTCGGTGGCGGGCAGCGTCTTGATATAGGCTGCCCAATCGTTGACCTTTTTGGTCTTGAAATAATAGATTTTGCCGACCTTGCGCACGCCCTTGCAGAGCATGACAAAGCGGTACCAGTACCAGGTGTCCGGCTTGAGATCGGTGATATCAAACTCAACCCATCCCTTCTGTGTGGTATGAGCGGTGGAATGAGGGTTATCGTAGCCGTGAGCCACTTCATCATATTCAAACCAGGCCTCCTCGCAATAGTTGTAGGCCTTCAGCTTGGCGCTGTCATCTTCAACCTCTGATACTTCCTCATCGTAATCTGGGTCTTCGTCATACTCATATATCAATACCAGATCGCCCACGGTTAAAGTCCAGTTCATGTCGCCATAAGTGCTGGAGACCGAGCGCGATGTTCCCCCGCTCATGGGCCACCATGGCTCCTGCCAGCCCGTGGAGTTAATCGCAATCCCCGGCGTGTAACTGCCTTGGTGAATGTAGGAGCTGCCTGGCGTGATAGCCACATTGACCAGCCTGGGAACACCTATCCCTGCATAAGCCAGGGTCTCGCTGAGATAGGCATACTTTAAAGTCGTTCCGGAGGGAGCTTCCGGGATGTTATACCGGAACTGAACGTCTCTTAACGAGCAGTCCGCCCGGGCATAGCAGGCGTTCTGGTAGGGCCAGAGGCCGGTGTAAACCCACCTTAGCGTGGCGCTCCAGCATTTCTGGCCGGAGTTTCCCGAAACCCAGCCGCTCCATACTGTGGCTGTGCACATGGCCATGGCTCCAACCAGAGCCTGTGAGCAGGCCGCATAAGCGCTGGGCCAGACCCCGTTCTGCTGGTAGATGAAGCCTCCGGCGTTGAGCACGGTCAGGCCTTTGGTCCTCTTCTGCGGAGTAACCATGACGACGTATTGCCCGGCCATCAGACGCTTTCCCTGTGAAAACGGCTCTCGTAGACCAGGTTGCCGCTGGCATCCATGTAGACACGGCCGACGGCCGCCTCAGCAACGTTCTTCAGCAAGGAGTCGGCTGTTGAATAGTCATAGCCCTCAGGATGCGTCTCGTCCTTGTGAAATGCGCTGGCAACGGTTACCCATATGTAAGCCATATATCCTCACGACTTGGTAAATTCAAATGTATCGGGGAAGTTGGTGATATCACCGCCGTCGACGTCTACCGATCGGCGCAGCACCTGAAAATAGTATCCTGACCCGTCCGAGTTGAAATTCACGATTGCTCCGGATTCAGTCAAAGATATTTGGAAGGTGTTGGTTGTGGGATTGACCACGTAATAGAGCGCCAGCTTATCGATCTCGGCCGGCAGGGACGAGCCTTTGAACATGACCCTGTCTCCTCCCAATAATCCGTGATTGCTCTTGGTCACCGTGTCGCCGGAGTTCTGCATGGTGCAGGATTGACCCGCCATGGTCCAGCCAGCAGCGTTGAGCACCTGGTGGATGGCCTCGCCGTCGCACATAACCGTTTTGTGGTCCATGTCCTGCACCACGATTGTCTTGGTGAGCAGGTCAATGCTGTCGGTGGCATAGAAATAGATATTCTGCTTTGACCTGATCGGGTAGGACGTGATGCGATTGATGTAGCCGTAAAAGAGCGTGTAGGTGATGCTATTGAAGGTGGCCTGCACCTTGACCGGCAGCCACAGACGCACCTTGCCGACCAGGTCGCCGGCCACAGCCGTGGGATAGTACCTGCCGGAGGAGTTCTCCAGTATCATCTCCAGCGTGGCCGCCGGATAGGTATTGGCATCACGATCCTTGCCACGGGAGATGCGCAGATGCTGCACGTCAGCGGTGATGTCGTCGATATCCTGACTAAAATCGTGCTGGCCCGCCCAGTTCTGGCAGTCCCAGTCCACATAAACCTTGTAGCTAGGTAAAGTCATAGATGGCCGCCCACAGAATAGAATTGAGTCTCGGTTGGCCGGTAAACCCGCCGCCGGTCCTCCTCGTTGAGTATCCGCTGGATATCGCGCACCAGGGCACGCTTGGAGATATCGTCGCCCATGTAGTTGCCCACAGATAGATTGATGTTGGTGACCTGTGTGCCTGCGCCCATTCCGCTGATTTTGTCCAGCGGGATGACCGCTTCAGGGCCCGCCTCACCGATCAGTCCGAAGGTCGGGCGGGTAAAGATACCGCCCTCTGCCCAGGCACCGCTGACCCCGTAGCCTCCGGTACCGCCTCCTCCGAAAACCACAGCCTTGTGATTGAGCTTGTCCACCTTGGAGCTGGCCTCGTCGAGATTGTTGACCAGGTTCTCCACCGAGCTATTGGGCGTGTCGACGCCGCCTTTCTCATTGTTGACCTTGTTCAGCTCGGTCTCGATGAGGGCGATGGCACCGGCAGCAGCGGCGGCACCGACTGCCAGCTGAATCCAGCCTTTGGGACCAGAGAGAGCCTGCAGGATGGCCATGGCGATGGCTGCCCCCTTGAGCGCCAAACCGACGGCCAGGATGCCAGCACCCGCTTCAGCCAATACACGCACCAGTTGGGGGTTCTTATCGATCCACTCTCCAATGTGTCCAATGACCTTGATAAGCCAATCAACCAGGTTCTTGAAGGCATCCGTTTGGGCGATCTTGTTGATGGCCGCTCCGAATACCATCTTGAGCGTGTCCAGCTTGTCGTTAAGGTCGGCGGCTGCTTTGACGGTTTTCTCGGAGAAGACGATGCCCAGCTCGTCGGCCTTCTGCTTCAGTCTTTCGAATCCTGCAGCGCCGTTCTCCAGCATGGGAAGCATATCGGTGCCGGACTTGCCGAAGATCTTCACAGCCAAAGCAGCACGTGTTCCGGCGTTGGGGATGGCAGCCAGCGCCCGCATGATGGCATCGAACTGCTGGGAGGTGTCCATCAATTTGAGCTGGTCAATATTCAAGCCCAGCTCAGCGAAGGCATCAGAGCTACTGTAGACGGCCTGCTGCATCTTTTTGACGGCGACCTCCAGCCCTCCCAGGTCGCTGCCGCTCACCCTGGCCGCGTACTGCAGCCTCTGCAGTTCCTCAACGCCTATGCCGGTCTTGACCGACAGCTCACTGAGGGCATCGGCTGTACTGGCAAAGTTAACCGTAGAACCTACAAAGGCACCGGCCAGTGCAGCGCCCAGTCCCATGAAGGTGTTGGCCGTGCTATCAACGGCAGTCTTGATATTGCCGAAGGATTTCTTGAAGTCGCGCTCTGCCTTGCCCAGCTTGCGGTTGAAGTCCTCGATATTTGCACGTATGACAAAAAGCAAAGAGCGTTCGGCGTCAGCCATCTTTTACCTCGAAATAGCGCTGATACATCTGAATGACATTAAGCATCTGGTCCGGCGTCTGGGTTTCTTTCTTGCGATAGCCTGGCATGAAATCAGCCGGACTGAAGGGTTGAGACTTTTTGGGATCGCGGTGTATGTTGGCCAGCACGGCACAGATCAGGGCTGCGTGGTATTGTTGGCGCTCGATAGAAAGGTGATAGCGCTCGGCCAGCGCCTTGAATCGCTTGATGGTGAGCTTCCAAAAGCCGTCTTCCGATAGCCTCAGGTCATATATGGCGAAGGCCCACATCTCCATCCAGGGAGTGGTCAGGTAGGGTTTGCGCTCTGCTTGCCCTCCAGTATGTAATTGGTGAACTGCTTGAGTTGATGCAGCTCCACCTCGTCCTGCACCTGTTCCAGCGTCAATGTGGGGTCCTCCTTGAGCAGGCACAGCCAGAGCAGCGTCTCCACATCTGCCAGGTCCAGCGCCTCTCCTTCTTTGAGGTTCAGGATGTCCTTCCCCGTTTTCTCCTGAAACATGCTAAGCGCCTTGCGTGTCACCTTGGCATGTCGTTCTTTATCCAGTTTTACGATGAACATGGTTCCTCACTTAGCTGGCCGCCCGGGCCACCCTGATGGTGTAGGTCTTGGCAACCTTGCCGGTCTCGGTCACAACGATGGTAATGGTCGTGATACTGCCTGCAGCTCCCAGCGCGATTGAACCGGAGGCCTCGCCGCTGTCCACCACGTTGCCGTTGACGGTGATAACGCCGGCCGAAGCGGTTGGTGTGACCGTGACTGAACTGATGCCAGTGGCAACCGTGGCCACGTAGTCATAGACATTGCCTGCAGGCGATGGAACGATGACCGCACTCTCGCTGATCTCGAAGAAGGGCGTGGTCAAGCCGGTTGCAGCGCCGATGGCCAGCGTCGGCTTTCCCGATATCTTCAAAGAGGCGGAGAAGTCGATCTTGCCGCCCACGGCGTAGTCGCCGACCTTGAACTTGATAACCAGCGCCGTGAAAGACCACGTAGCTGTGATGGCTGTGGGAAGCGTGAGGACAAAGGACTGCACCGTCATGGCCAGCTGATCGGCCATTAAGGCGATCTGCCCGTTAGCATCTCCTGCAATAAAATTGCCTTCGATTGGCACTTCGCTGGTATCAAACCATGTGCCGATGAATTCCTTGAAGCTATCGGGCGAGGTCAGCGTGGTGACGTCCAGCGTCTCCAGATTGATCTCGATACCGCCGATCTTGGTGATCTCGGCAATGGTATGTCCGGCCCTGGCCAGCGTTGCGCCCTTGGCTGCAATAGCATTGCTCATAGTTCCTCCTATTCGTTGTAATCGATTAGATATTCCACAGGTATGTGATAGAGCCCCGATTCGGACTCGTATAAATCCTGCTCATTGTCATACTGGATGCTGACCCTCACACCGTTTTCCCCGCCGATGATTTCGTTGTTTTTGTCCTGCAGGGCCAACTGGATTTGCTCGGCGATCTGCTTGGCCTCGTAATAGGTTTCAGAGAAGATGGAGAACTGGAAGCGGGAGTTAACAAAATGAGAGGAGGCGGTTAATGACCGCCCCCTTGTCGCTGAAACCTTGAAGAACACGATATAGGGCGTCTGGACGTCCTGCGGGGCATTGACATAGTAGATTCTCTCGCCAACGAGGGCGGCCAAAGCCGTCTGAGATTGCAGGTGTTTCAGGAGAGCATGTTCAACGTACATTATTTTCGTGCGGCTTCCAGGATCATATCCAGGAACTTGTCCTTGATCTGGGTGTAGATGCGGCCCACGTTGGTATCGACGGCAGGGCGGAAGAACGGCCGAGCCGGCCCGCTGCCGGTATAGCGTCCCGACTTCTGATGGCGCGGCTTGGTGCCATATTCGATGATATTGGCGTGAGGAGCTACTTTCCTGTCTACGACAGCAGCCGCCGAGCGCGGATAATTGCTGATCTGTTTCAGTTGCTTGGCTTTGACCGCTTTCTTGAGGTTGCCGGTCGGGCCCCGCGGTGCCTTGGCTTTGGCTGCTGCAGCAACTGTCTTGGCTCCCTCCATCATGACAGGCTCGACCTTCTCGTTGGGCAGTGCATTGACCAGGTTGCGCAGCGTGGCCTCAAACTCCTTCTTGCCTTCTATCTCGACGGTGAATGTGTCCATCAGTCCAGTCCTTCTGAGTACATCAAATGCAGCTCTCTGCGGTTCTCCTGCGGATGCACGATGGATACGATGTTGAGTATCCTGTCGCCGAACTTGATGCGCATCGTAGGTTCAATATCATCCCGGTAACGTATTCTCACCCGGCCATCTACCTTTGATTCCAGCTGATTGGCCGCGTAATAGGTCTGACCGGTGGCAGGCTCGATGGCTGCCCAGACCGTGCAAAAGGTACTCCAGGTTAAGATAATCTCATCGATGGCATTCTTGGTCTGGGTCTGTTGCTCGATGACGATGCGGTGTTTTAATTGCCCAGCCTTCATTTAGAAGCACCTGTCCTGCCAGAGCAGTGCGTCCACGCTTATGGGCGCCGGGTAGAGCTGGCTCTGAGAGATGGCCTCCCTGTTCTCGTAGAAATGCCCGACCAGCAGCTTAATCGCGTACAGGACTTTAACGGGCACATCCTCAGCGCTGTCCCCGTAGCCGCAGACGAAGGTGACGCAGACGCCGTTGGTGGGCCGCAGGGCTGTCGTAGGCCAGTACCTGCCGTAGTTGAGGGAGAGGCGGCCAGGCTGGGACTGGGTGTCCACGTAATAGTTGCTGTCGTGCAGCGTGCTCTCGACGCCCTCCGTATCGTAATACTTGATCGAGGACACGGACTGCAGCGGCGGCCAGGGGAGGTAGATGTTATCTATGACCGGGAACCTGTCCAGCCACATCTGCCAGGTCTGCGTGATATAAGCTCGCCGCTGGAAGCCCTCGCAATACTGGCGGGCCGCCGTGATAAGTGATGAGAGCAGGGCGTCCTCAGTTATACCGCTGTCCAGGCGCAGGTGCAGCTTGATCTCCTCAAGGCTGACCGGCTCGATGGCCGGCGCCGACGTTTGGTTTAAGCCCATGGCCTGTTCCTCTTCTTGGGTTTATCATCAACAGGATCCTGCGGCTGAATTGATGGGGCTGCCACCAGCTCAGCGTAGCCCTGCTTGATCAGCCTCAGCGCCAGGACGTCGGGCAGGTCTTCAACCTGGCCAGACCTGTCTCTGCCGTCGATGATGATGCTTTTGTATTTGATGATCATTTGATGTGTATCCCCCGTCTGAGCTTGTCCTCGACCGGCCTGGGCGGCGCCGGACGGCCGCATTGGATGCATACCAGCTGACCGTTACATTGCCGATAGTATTTACACTTGCAGACCGACTTGTTGGGCGTTACGGGCGTTACATTTGAAGCTGTAACGCCCTCGCCCTTATGTTTGTCACGGTAACGCCGCACCCTCTCGCGGGTCTGCTCGCGCTCTTTATCCGTGCTCATGCTGTGATGTCCAGCCAGATCACCAGCAATTTATCTCCCGTGGTGTCCGTTCCCTCGGCGTTATTGATCTTGCCCGCCCCGGCCGTGAACTCGCTGGTGAGGTCGGTCATGTCATCCAGGTGGCCGTCAGCTACAAAATGCAGGACGGATACCAGCTGGTCACCGGCAGTTATCCCGGTTACGGTATGGTCTCCGGCAGCTCCGCCGGCAATCCAGTTAACCTTGAGGAAGCCGCCGGCCAGCTTTCCCTTGGATACAGCAGCCGCGCCTATCTTGGTCTCGGTGACGGCGCCGGTGCCGATCTCGGACTCCACAATATCGCGCACGGAGTTCCAGGTCGGTGAGGCCTTGGTGTTGGTGTTCTGGTAGACCTTCTTGTTGCTGGTATCGATCAGCAGATCACCAGGCTCGGCAGATCCGGCCAACGTCCCCTCGGTGCCATCCGTGGGAGCGCCGGCATTGGTCCACAGATGCTGGGTTGGCTCAGCTTCGGTGGTGTATTTGGTCCAGGTAGGCGAGAGCTTGGTGTTAGTGTTCTGATAAAGGTTGCCGTTGGCGTAATCGATGAGCAGATCTCCAGGGTCGGCCACCCCGGCCAGTGTGCCGGAAGTGCCGCTCGTAGGGATGCCGTTATTCATCCAGGGACGCTTGGTGGCGCCCTCGATCACATTGCCGCCTTGTATGATGGGCATATTTTTCCTCCTGAATAAGAGTTGGGCGGGCACCGGGCCCGCCCATATGGTTTAGATGCCGGTCACTTTGCAGAAGGCCTTGGGCCTGAAGTGCACTACCGTGCAGCGCATGTCTGCGCGGATGGCCTGCTTGCCGGCGATGAAGTAGGTGTCATGGCTATCGGAGACCTTGATGTCCAGTCCGCGCCTCATATACAGCGCGGAATACTGGCCATAGGCTCCCACGATGCCAGTGTTGGCCACCACGGCCATGGACAGCACGACTCGGATGCCCCACATCCTTTCGATGCCTGGGTCCAGCGGGCTGCCGAAGATGTAGATACCGTCGGAAGTCCTCAGCAGGCGTATGTCCTGCCAGTCAGCCGGGTTCATGAAAACGACGTCTGGTTCGGCGAAGCCAACGGTGCGGACCAGTGTGAAGGCCTTATAAAAGGCATCTGGCGTCGGGTCGGCGCCCTTGGCCTGGGTCTGTATGCCGGATACGTTGAGGGTACCCATCAGGTTGGGTGGCGTGCCGTTGCCGTTGAGTATCTGGGAATCGAGCCTGGCTTCCAGCATGTAGGCCAGGCGGTTATTGATGTAGGCGGCCATGCTGGGGACGTCCTCTAACTGCTCATCGGTGACGGGCAGCCAGACGGCGATCTTCTCGACGGGCACGCTGCGCTCGGTGAAGGCCAGCGCTGCCTCGCCATATGTCCCAGCCTCAGCAGTCTCAGCGGCGTTGTTGGTGAAGGTGGTCTCCTCCATGTACTTGATAGCGGCCTGTGAAGTGGGAAGCACGGGCAGCAGGTCGGCCACCATCAGCGGCCGCACAGCGTACTGCTCTACCCTGGGGATGCGCACGCTCTCCGGAGCGAAGCCGGCTGTGCGCTCGAAAAGGGTCTTGAGGTCTACGTCCAAGCTGGACGTCTGGCCCTTGCTTTTAAGGGCCGCGCTCTGCATCACCATCTCACCCAGGGACTTACGGGCTGCCGGCGACGGGTCAGCCTTGGGTATGGGCTGCGCGTTGGCCATCTCATCGGCGCGTTTGCGGCTCTCGATTAGCTGATTGGCCTGGTCGCGCTTCTTGCCCAGGTCGTCCAGCTCAGCGTTCATGGCCTTGATGGCCTCGACCTTGGCAGCGGTATCGCCGCTCAAGGATTTGACCTTGGACATATCCATGTCCGGACCGGCCTCCTCGAAGATATCGTGGAGGGCTTTGGATTTGGCTACGATAGCCTCGTTAAGCTCTTTAAGGTTCAATTGTTGACCTCCGTTTAATTCAGATTGCGTAATGTCCTGGAAAATGCCAGGTACAGGCTGCCGACTACGGATTTGCTGGCCGTATCAGTCTCGTCCAGTAGCGTCTGCAATTCGGCAGACAGGGTATTTAACTGAGACTGCAGGTCTTTAATCCGATTGCGGTTAGCCTGGGATAAGGTGCGGCCTTCCTTGCGCCTAAGATCGGCAAGCGATTTTGAGCGCTCAACCACTCCAACGACAGCAGCAAGCGCCGTCTCGAAATGCTGAGCGAAGGTAGCACCGTCGTCTTCTTTGATAGCCAGGGTAGCCGTTCCTACGCCGGCGCCCTTTAATACTGGCGATATCTCAACAGGGTCGACAGATTCCAGGATCCTCACCTGTTTGCCGTCGATCTCCTCCATGTTCCATTTGACCGGCCAGAAGCCGTAGCTCCATTCCTGCAGGCTGCCGGTGAATTTGACCGCCTCATAGTGCTCACGGCCGGAAGCGGAATTAAGATTGAACTGGCCTTCCGCGATCACGGCATCGCCGATCTCTTTGATTACAGCCTTGCCCACAGGGAGGGCGCCTTGCCATGAGCCGTGCTGATAGGCAGAGATGAGGAGTTCCTTACCGGTAGGGAAGGCGCCGGATTTAGTGAGGTCGCCGTCGCTGTCAACCACGTTGAGCGTGGCGATCTGGGCGGTAAAAGCCCCTTCCTGTGCCTCTTTGAACTGTATTTTTATCGATTTGTGTTCCATGTGGCCTCCAATAAAAAAGGCGCTCACATCGAGCGCCTTCGTGGTATGTTTATAAGATATGGCTGACCTTTATTTACACAAATGTGATGTCTGCGACCATACTGTTTATACAGATGGCTCTAATGAATTCTCTCGCAAGGAGAAAGGTGACTTTGTCCAATTGATGCATCCGGTTGATATTGACAGTGCCAATATATTTGGGCTTAGCGCAAATATGTAATGCACCGATTGTGCCACTAACAGTGTAGTCAGAATAGTGGAGTTTATGCATCCCGAGGACATACCGTCGCTGGTATGGAGTGGCCGTTGGGAACCCAAGGATGATTACAAAGATGGGACAACCCCAAAATGTCCTTCCTGTGGTAGTAGCCGCATGATACTTCAGGGTGATGAAGTTGAGATCTTGAGGTGCCCAAAATGCAAGAAAGTCACCCTAAAGAGCGAGCATTACGCATAGACCTAATCTGGCCATTTAGGAAGCAGTATCTAGATGTTAACAACGATTGTCGGACAAGAACGAATAACAAAGCAGTTAATAGACAGCATAGATCATTTTCTAGAGGCTACTAGTGCGAGGACGCCTCCCACTATTAACAGTGGACCTCCCAAAAGATAACCCCCTGAGATGGCAATGAATCCGGCTATTCCACTTAGAAGCATAATGATGCCTGCTATTTTAGGCTTTGCCATAGCCATCGCTCCTCCAATTATTCCAACAAGCGAAATTGGAATAGCTGCCCAGCCCAACCCCACTACAGTTTCTGCGCCACTGGCTTTAAAAGCGCTTCCTATCCCACCAACGACTAATGCAAAGATTGCTCCCATAAAACCGGCAAGTCCACCTATAATGCCTAATATTAACGCAGCTATTTTAAGACCACTGTTTCCTCTGGTTTTTATATGATTTTGATATGTCTGTTGTTGCGGAGCTTGGAATGGTTGCTGAAACTGCTGTTGATACTGTGGTGGTGACTGATACTGTGAAGTTGGAGGTGGTGGCTGTGGTTGTTGCCACTGTAATCCATTGCCACAACGGGAACATCCCGGCTGACCATAGGCTACATTGTTACCGCAATAAGGACACTGATACCAATGCTGCATTAAAACCCCCTGTCTATCATGACCACTTCCTCTGGCATATCTTCACTACGGTCGAATAATTATCATGACGGTTATCTGCGAAGTTATTTGAGCGAACATCCTGATAAAGTAACATTCATAAAATAACCGCTCTGTTTGCCTTGTATTGTCACAGTTTGCCCCTTGGACAATTTGGCTAATTCTGACTCAGCTCCTTTGTCAAAGAAACACTGCACTCCCACGAGTGAATATTCCCCACCATCGCCGATAACAACATAGGGGTTGCTCAATATATCTTTACCAATTGAACTAACGACGCCAGTGACCAATAGGATTTTACCTTCGTATTGCACATCAGCTGCCACTTGGTTAGCTTCATAGGCTTTGTATAAAGCGCCAGCACTCACTTGAATTGCCTGGGCTGTCGGAGTCTTAGGAACATTTGGACTGGACGTAGTTGGAGTTTGAGATGGGTTAGACGTGGACGATTTCGAACCGGAGTTTATACAAATGGCGCAAGAACCTATACATAGAAGTAATCCACCTGCAATAATGCCAAATACAATTTTCCCTGTGTTTGACTTTGGTTTTTCGGGTTCTTGCGGAAACCGAGGAGGCTGTTGTTGGAATTGTTGAGGAGCTTGGTCTGGCTTTTGATACTGCTGCTGGTACTGTGGTGTTGACTGATAGTGTGAAGGCTGTACTGGTTGTGGTTGTTGCCACTGTAATTTATTGCCACAACGGGAACATCCCGGCTGACCATAGGCTACATTGTTACCGCAATAAGGACACTGATACCAATGCTGCATTAAAACCTCTTCCTTTCCATCTGCCTTTATTATTTCGAACAAAAACATTATAGATGAGCAGTCAATAAATGTGAAGTTCTAGTAGAGGATTTTGCGTTCTAGTATAGTGCTTCCAACATATCGTTAGTTATGATATGCTGGTCACTACACCACAAAATAGAAAATGCACTTGGTAGCGAACATATTGAACCTGAGAGCCAACTTTTGTGGTGTGTTTCGATTCCGTATCAATTGATCCATTTTCAGCCTAGCAGGGTCACTTATACTCCTTTTGTTCGTTTGTTCTTAATAATTGCAAAGCCGGTACCATATTTAAAGGGTTCAAATAAATATCGCCTTCATTACTAGGCAGAGGGTTCTGGTTTTCCAACTCTCTGATATCATTTGCCGACAACCATCCCCATTGACGGCCCGTGGCATAAGCCTGATAGCGTGCCTGAATATTCCCTCTGAGTAATCCATCGACTAAGAATTCGGCAAAATAGTCTGCCCTCTCATCAGGGTTGAGCAGCTTCTGGTTGATCGACTGCTCCCAGCGGACCAGCCAGGGACGCATGGTGTAGACCACGAATTCCAGTGCCTGCTCCTCAATGTTGGAGAAGGTAGCCCGCTCAAGATCGCCGATCATATGCGGCGGGATGTGGAAGAACGACGCTATCTCATTGCGCTGGAACTTGCGCGTGTCCAGGAACTGCGCGTCGTTAAGCGGCATGCCGACCTTGCTCCACTTCATGCCCTCCTCCAGGATGGCGATGCGATGCTGGTTGGACAGACCAGCGTGCATCTCGTTCCAGGACTTTCTCAGGTTGTCCTGCGCTTCCTTCGATAACTTGGCGGGATGCTCCAGCACTCCACCGGGAGCGGCGCCGTTGCTGAAGAACCGGGCCCCGAACTCCTCCGTGGCCAAAGACAAACCGATTGCTTCTCTGGCCAGAGTGATCGGAGAATAGCCAACCAGACCATCAAAGCCCAGGCCCGGGATATGCCAGACGCGGTAGGCTGGCAGCACTGCTATACCGGCCGAGTTAGGTAAAAGATATTTATAGACTATCTCGCCGTTCTCGCGCCAGACCTGCATACGGTCAGGCCGCAGTGGCCAGAGCGCCTTAACTTTTGTGTAGTTGTCCCATTCAATCTCGGCATAGGCGTTGCCCCAGGTAACCAGATGTGCCATCAGCGTCTCGCGGAAGGTAAAGCTGTTCATCTCAGGATTGGGCACATCGTGCAGTAGCTGGTAAAGAGGATGCTCGGTTGCCCTTTCTTTTCCGCGTCCCAGGCGCTTGTAGAGTATTAAAGGGAGCGATGCCAGCGTCTCAGACAGGATGCGAACGCAGGCATAAACGGCCACGGTGGTGAGGGCAGTTGTCTCCGTGACATTGGTTCCTGTGTTGCTCCTTCGCCAGAACAGGTTTAAAGGGTCATCCACCCGGCTGAGGGAATTGCCCGTTGTCTTACCTATCAGCTTCTTTAAGAACGGTATCTTCATATGACTGTGAGTCCCTGTGTTTCATAGATCGATGTATCGATCAGGTTGCTGTGCCGGCTGGCCCGGTCGATGGCCATGATGAGCGCCACCATGCCGTCTATCTTTTGGGTCGATTTCTCCTTGTCAGGCTTGAGGTTGCCGGCCGGGTCCATGCGCACGACGAGGTTGTCAGCGTTCCATCTCAAAATAGGATGCCCGCCGTGCCTGATCTTCTTGCTCAGCACCAGGTTCATCAATTCCTTGGTAGGAGCGCTCATGGAGGCGAAGCCCTGGCCGAAGGGCACCATCAGGAAGCCGTCGTCGGTCAAATCCTGGCTCAGCTTGGTCGCTCCCCAGCGGTCAAAGGCGATCTCGGCAATGTCGTATTTCTCTCTCAGCTCATGCAGGGTATGGCGAATGTACTGGTAATCGATGACGTTGCCATGTGTGAGAGTGATCAGGCCTTCATTAGCCCATGCTCGATAGGGCACCCGGTCCCTTTTCTCCTTGTCCACTGCGGTATCGCCCGGTATCCAGAAGTGCATCATTACATCGTAGCTTCCATCATCGGCAGCGAAGACCAGCGCCAGGGCGGTGAGGTCGGTCGTGGCGGACAGGTCAAGTCCCGCATAACAGGTGCGGCCGTTTAATTTCTCCGCATCGACCTTGCCGCTGCAGGCATCCCAGGCGTCCATGGGCAGCCAGCGCTCGACCGAGTTCACCCACTGATTGAGATACAGCCGTCTGAAGGCCATCTCCAGGGCCGGTGTTTCCATCGCCTTGTTGCAGAGAGTGCGCATCTCCCCGATGCTGCGGAAGCTGCCCAGCGCCGGATTGCACTTTGCCCAGACCCTCTCGTCCTTCCAGTCCGCATCCTCGGGTGCGGAAAATATTACCGGCAGAAAGGTCGGGTCCTCAATGATGCCGTTCTGCACTTTCAGGGCGTAATCATGCTGCTCCCAGCAGATCGAATTTCTATCGTAACCCGCCGTGGTGATCACCAGTGTCAGAGGCTGGCGCCGTGAGCCGGTCGAGGTCGTCAGGGTGTCCCACAGATCGCGGTCGGGCGCAGCGTGCAATTCATCGTAAATAATCCCGTGGGCGTTGATGCCCCACTTGGTGAAGGCCTCAGCAGAGATGGCGCAGTAGAAGGAGTTGAATCTGCGATATACGATACGCTTCTGGCTATCGACGATCTTGGAGATGTTAAACAGATTAGGCTCCTGTCGTACCATGGCTGCTGCCTCATTGAAGACCAGTGCGGCCTGGGGCCTGTCGTTGGCGGCACTGTAGATTTCGCAGCCGGCCTCGCTGTCCGCATAAAGCAAGTAGAGCGCGATAGCAGAGGCGACAGTCGTCTTGCCGTTCTTGCGCGGCAGCTCCACATAACAGGTGCGGTACTGGCGGCTGCCGTCTGGATTCACCGTGCCGAACAACGGGCGGATGATCTTCTCGCGCTGCCAGTCCTGCAGGATGAAGTTCTGCCCTGCCCACTGTCCCTTGGTATGCCTGAGCCGCTGGATGAATTCGACGGCCCTCCGTGCGCGTGCTTCGCTGAAATTCTTTCTCATTGCACATTTGTCGTTTCTTTGCAGAAATCGAGCAGTTTATTCCAGCCGTCATCTTCGCCAGGCCTGCTAACGCTGATCCGCCCGCGGCTGGCAGGCGTCATGCCGAACTCGATCAGAAACTTGTGGCACTGCTCCATGGCTCTGTTGGCCACCCACAGCATCGGTGAGATGATCACGTTGCCGCTCTGTGTCTTATACAGCTCGCCCTTCTCATTGAGCACAGCCTCGGCCTTCTTCCACCTGGCATAGGCCTGGCAGTAGAAGGCCAGCTCGGTGCGGTCGATCTTGGAAAGCAAACCCATATCCTCAAGCTGGGGCACGATGCGCTTCCACTCGGACTTGGCAGCCGGGCTGAGATGGTCCGGACAGGTGGGACGTCCGGGATGCGGCTTAGGTTCACGACGGTTTATTCGGTTTTTATTCTTCTCGCCCTCCAGTATCTTGATCTTGGTGGGGCGAGGCTTGCGTCCTTTCAAGAGTTTTTCCTTTCAATTTGCTGAGCAAACCTATTGACTTCCTCTGCAGAGTGAGTGATGAATGTGAGTAACTTAAAAATAGGAGGTACTACATGGCTATCAAAAACAGGGAACTCAAAGCCGGGACTGTCTTGACCGGCCGCTATCACAAGGTGGAACACACGTGCGAGGTGGTGGAACATGACGGCAAGCTTTGCTTCCGGGTCGACGACGGTGACGTATTCAACAGCATCTCGGCGGCTGGAAGCGCCGTAACCGGCCAGGCTTGCAACGGATGGGCCTTCTGGAGCGAGCTCGCTTCAGACTCACAACCGGCACAGACAGACGCCCAAAAGGAAGCGCCTGCAGAGGCCACCGAAACTGGAGCAAACGAGGCGGATGTGGACAAGAAGAATGTCTGCCGCAGGAATCCCAATCAGAAAGGTGTGCCGGCGGGGCAGGTTCGCTGGTACTGCTATGCCTGCCGCACCAGCTTCTTGCTTCCTGCGGGTCAGATTCCCTCAGGATGCCCCGGTCACCCGGTCAAATAAATAGACCGATAATAATCAGCGAACAGGCTCCAGATCGGGGCCTGTTTTGCTTATGCGCGATAGCTTATTCAATCTTTGATGCCTGCTTGCCGGTGAAGTTCTGCCAGCGGTTGATGATGACATCGCAGTACTTGGGGTCGAGCTCCAGGCCGCAGAACCTGCGCCCCATCTTCTCACAGGCTATCAGCGTCGACCCCGAGCCTGTAAATAGATCCAAGACCAGATCGTTGAGCTGGCTACTGTTCTTGATGGCCCGTTCTGCCAGTCCTACCGGCTTCTCGGTGCTGTGCACCATCTTGGTATTGTGAACCTTGTCGATCTGCCAGAGGTCGGTCTCTGAATGCCCTCCGAACCAGCGGTGCGCCTTACCCTCCTTCCAGCCGTAGAGTATCTGCTCGTGCTGGCGGTTGTAATCCGTGTTGAACTTGCCCAGCACAAACTGGTTCTTGGCCCAGACGATCAGCTGCCTGAACTCGCATTTATTCTGCTTCAGGTTTCTCTCGAACTCTCCAAAGGAGTTCCAGCCGGAGCATATATAATAGGCATGCCCTTCCTTCAAGACGGCCGATATATTGGCGATGAACTTGCCGCAGAACTCGGTCCACTCCGCCGGGTTGAGGTTGTCATTGAGGATGCCGTTGAACCTCTCGCCGTGCATCTTGCCGCGATATTCCCAGTTCACGTTATAGGGCGGATCGGTAAAGACAAGATCGACCTTCTCCCCTTTGGTCAGCCTCTCGATATCGCTCATCGAAGTTGAATCGCCGCACAATAGCCTGTGCACGTCCAGCTGCCAGAGATCACCGGATTTGCAGACAGATTCAACATCCTCCGGTATCTCATCGTCATCGGTCAATCCTTCCTCCGGCACGTGTAATTGCGTCATCAGGCCTTCGATCTCGTCTTCATCGAAGCCTGTAACGGTCAGGTCGAACTCGCCGGTGTCCAGTTCCTGCAGCAGGTCTTTAAGTAACGGCAGATCCCAGTCGGTCAAGTCCTGGGTCTTGTTGTCTGCGATCAGATAGGCATCGGCCTTGGCGCCCTCCAGATCAAGGTAGATGGCGGGTATATCGGTGATGCCGGCCTTCTCCGCTGCCTTTAGCCTGGCATGCCCGGCCAGGACAACGCCATCCTTGGAAACGAGCACCGGGTTGGTCCAGCCGAACTCCTGGATTGATCTGGTCAATTTGGCGATGGCGCTGTCAGGGTGCTGGCGAGGGTTCTTAGGATGCGGTTTTAGCTCTGCTATTTTGACGGTTTTTAGCTTCATTTCAGATCACCATCGTGTTATCCTATAAGAACAAAATCGTCCAATTAATTGATATAATTAGAGTATTCAAATAACGAGGAGGTCTTGGCATGAGTGTGTTTTTTGTACCAGCATTGTCGGCTGAAGATTGGAAACCATTACTTGCTGAACCCCATAAACATTGGAAAACTGGATATTCTGCAAAATCACTAGCTTATTGCTGGCATTCTGCTAATAGGAATTTTCCTCACTCGGTACTAAAAGTATTCAAATCATCGGGCAACAATACGTTTCAAAACATCAAAATGCTGATGGCCTTCCCCGAGTACAAAACCTTTTTACCACCGGTCGGAGGACGTCCATCTCAAAGTGACATCTTTATATTGGCCAGGAGTGATGGCAGACTTGTATCCATAGTGGTCGAAGGTAAGGCGTTAGAAGGATTTGGCGATACCGTAAATGAATGGCTGGCAAATAAAAGCTCAGGGAAAATTACTAGGCTGGATTACCTGCTTAATTTATTATCACTGAAGTCGGTTGATTTTGGACCCTGTAAATATCAACTTCTACACAGGACTGCGAGTGCAGTTATTGAAGCTGATAAATTTAACGCGACAGTGGCGCTTGTGCTCATACATTCTTTTGGTGATGATCCGCAGGCATTTTCCGATTACAAGCAATTTTTAACCTTGTTCAGTGTAAATAATGTAACTGAGAACAGCATTGTTTATGGTAAGAAAGTCGGACGCATCGATTTATTTTTTTCTTGGGTGAAGGGGGAGCGAAAGTATTTGGAAGCGTAAAACATATTGAGCAACGGCTGAACCTTAGCCTAAGTTAGTATAGTAAATTTATACCTAATTCACGTTTAGACCCCCCTATGCCAATTCTGTGAATTTTCGCGTGGCGCTGGCCGTGCGGTTTAGGCGGCGCAGATCTGTAGAGATTTGGATAGGCCTAGGCTATGATGGTCTGCTCTGATTGGTTATCTAACCCTCTCTGCCGGTCTTCTGGTCATGATGAAACTTGCACAGTGGTTGCCAGTTGGATTCATCCCAGAACAGGTCCTGGTTGCCCTTATGCGGGATGATATGGTCGACGACAGAGGCTACGGTTACCTGGCAGTTGGACTGGCAGACTGCGCACAGAGGATGTTGATTTAAGAAAATCTTTCTTGCCTTCTGCCAGCGGTAAGTATAACCACGGCCATTGCTGGTATCACGATTGATGTCTTGCTGTTTGCGATAGCCTTTTTGATGCTGGTCGCAGTAGCCGGAGCGGTTGTGAGTTAGATTGGGGCAGTCGGAGCGGTTGCAGGGTCTTTCTGGTTTATAGGGCATGACACCAGGTTTTTAAACCATTGCGTGTTATTATGGAAAAGCTATTGGGGCTCTTAATCTTGGGCTATAATAATGTAGAACATATTTTAGGAGGCAGGATGATGAAGATATTCTCTATTTGCAACTTCTGTAAAAAAAGATTGCCAAAGTTAAAGAGTGCCTTCTCTCAAAGACCACTTTCTCAAAATATAGAGGATTTGTTGAATCAAAGTGGCCTTAATGTCCAACCGCAGGAAATAATTAAATTGGCAGAAACAACTGAGAAGAATATATTGGAAGGATATCATCAAATAATTACGATTGATCAATCATTAGGCGGAGTCGGTCTTCACAATGTGAATCGACAGGAGGGTGAACTGTTAACCGGCTCTTATAAAATAGAATTCCGGCCATTATTTCGGCCAATACAGTATGTCTATGCGTGGATTAGCTTCGGTGATTTGTTTTGGAATGCGCGCCGTATTGTTCTGGATTCATGCTTGCATATAGAGAACTCAGTAAAATATCGTTTCAATATTCCCGAATCTGATAGATCCTCATTGGGGATATTATTAAATCACAGAGCATTTATCGGAAGTACCCTAGAACCAAGCTTTCTTGATTTTCTGAATATGCTTAATTGGATCGTGTACAGAAAATCCAAGCACTCCGTCGAACACATCTTGCCTGATGCGCATTGTTATACACCGGCAGACGCGTTAGCTATATATTTTATTTGCAGATGGGCCGGCGTCAAATTGCTTGAAACCACAGGCATTTTCAATCATTGGGAGGAATAAATAGTTACTACCAAAGTAAATAAAACGTGAATATAAAAAAGCCCGCATCTCTGCGGACTTTTCCAACTTATCTCAATTATATTTACGTTCGTTTGTATTTGTCAACCCGTTAATTTCGTATCTGTGATGTCAATAGGGATTGAGGCGTTAGCTTGAGCCTCCCATACTTTCGTGGAAACTTGGCTCACATTAATTATTACAGCATCAATCTCATAAACTTGGGGCGGATTATTATTCATCAAGCCAGCATTATAGACTGCAAACACGATAAATCCAGATGGAGCGTTTGCGTACAAAACTCTGCCGTGAGATAATCGACATATAATTATTTATTATTCGGACTGATATTTATATGGCCAAAGATTTTGATCTGCGCTCAATTATTATAAACGCTTTTAAGGAAATCGGTGTTGAGTGGCACATTAAGGGTGTTGTGGATGATAAAGGGCAACTGTACACAATTTCGAATGATACAAAACTAATCTCTAAAATATTTGAGCTAGTATCTTACCCTATTATTATACCGGCTGTTGAACCGTATATAGAGAGATGGGAAATAGAAAAAAGACAAAATGTGTATCCTGATCTCACTCTGATACTGCCAGGTGAAATACCCAACAAGATAGCCATTGACATTAAAAGTACATTTCGTAGAGATGAAGATAGGGGTGGTTTTACTCTTGGTTCATATACGGCATATATACGCCCTCCATATACAAAGAATATTAGTTATCCATATACGGAATATCGGGAGCATTGGATAATAGGATACATATATAGCCGAGTTACTGACATCGAGAAACCTGAAGTAACAAAGATTGAAAAACTGCACGAGGTTAAAGCAGCTATAGATGATGTAGAAGTTCTTGTTCACGAGAAGTGGCAATTGTCTTCAGATAAACCTGGTAGTGGCAATACAGCTAATATAGGATCTGTAAACTCCTTGAATGACTTGAAACAAGGTAAGGGGGTGTTCACAAAGTTCGGGGACAAAGGTAAGGAGGTATTTGAGGATTACTGGAGGAACTTCGACTGGCATGCTCCAAGGAAATATACTGATTTAGATGGCTACTTAAGTTGGAAAAAGAATACTGGAGTTAAAGCTTAGCTCGATACTCTCTTACCGCCTATCCAACCAGTTTGATCGCAAACATCGCACTTCCTCTGCCAACCTATCCTACCTGTTCCCTGGCACTTTTTGCACTTGGTTGCTAGTGATGATACAAGTAATTTGCCTTTCCCATCGCAGGAAATACATGTTCGGGTTGCGCCGGTACCCAGCTTGAATTTCCCTGTTCCACCACATAACCCGCAGTCTACTAATACTTTCTCCTCATGCATATTACTGATCGCTATGCATATTACTGATCGCTTGTATTTGTTTGATTATTTCGAGTATATCAGATACTTGTCATAGGAATCCAATTGGTTAAGGCAAATATGACTTGCTCTACCTGAATGTCAAGGTATTACAAAAGTTGTTTTTGGTTGGGGTTATCAATCTTAGTATTACGCGAGAATCCCTTTTTAATCACCAGTGCTTCTATCATTTCATGTCTTTGATTTTCGGAGGCTCCAACATGATAGTAATGGTTGAATGTCTTGATTTCAGCATCGCTGAAGTACTTTTGAATATATTCATTTTTACGATAGCGATTCTCAAGCCACATTGATAGAGCGAAGCCACAGTGGAGATTGTTTAGGTGAGTTGCCAGTTCAAATGAGTCTTCATCTCGCCATTTATTGAAGTAATCAGTATGCCGTCCGATGTACGGGGGATCTACATAAACGAAGTCATTATGATCGGCTTTTGCTAATGTATCCTTCCAATCGCTACATATGAATTCCCAATCCCTTTCATACATTATTGCCCGGACCTTCTCCACTTGATTGACTATTTTGGTTATGTATGCTTTTGTGAACCGCCCCGGCTTATGCCCAAACGGGACATTATACTTACCTTTAGAACTGAATCTCATCATCCCATTAAAACACGAACGTGATAAGAATAATAAGTCCAGTGAAGACCCGCTTTTATTGAACTCATCCCTAGTTGCATAGTAGAATTCCTCTCCGTCGGAACTTAGTTTTTTCCCCATATGCTCCAAATATTCTCGCACGACTAGCCCGTTTATTCTCCCATCCTGTAAATCTCGATAAAATCTTATTATATGCTCATTCGTATCTGAGACAAGAGCCTTCCTAGGCTTAACATTGAAAAGCACCACTCCTGATCCTAAAAACGGCTCAATCCATTTACCGTTACCTTTCCAATCTATCGAATCTAAGATAAACGGTATCAATTTTGTCTTGATGCCTTGGCACTTAATTGGAGGTACAGTTATCTTCAATTTTGTATTCATTTAAGCGACATAATTATACAATACTTCAACTAACGGCTGAAATTCTTCAATCATGCCATTTCAAACATGATGCTCCTCACTATTATGTAAGTCAACATCATGAAACAACAGGCATCCTAAAACAATATGGTTGAGTGCTCTAATCCTTTTTGGCATTACCATTAGATAATCTGCTTAAAAAGCATAAGCACCTCAATCGTTTCCCTTGCTTGAATAAGTCGTGTTGGAGGGCAGCAAAAGAGTCTAATTTCATCATTACACTGACAACTACCTAATAGCTTTCCTTGCTTAGCCAACGCAAATACGTAATTAGGGCTTCCTGTCGATTTTACTCCTAAATATGCGTCTTTCTGAAAAGCTAATACGGCGCCACTTGGAGATACAAAATTATCAATCACCTTCTCGACTCGGTATCTTTCACATTCACGCAATTCTCGGAAAGCCTTCGCTCCAAAAAAGTCTCCTTAATCCTGCTACTCCCGACCATTGACCACTAGATGGACTTGGCATCGAGTAGAATACTGCCAAGCCAATACGAAATGGTGAGTGATAGGTTAGTTCATAAAGAGCTCGTTTTCTCAACCTATTACGTTCTGTCGTGTTATTAGCGTCATGTTCAAATGAGATAAAACCTACTTCGCGCAAGACTCTCCAGATTCGATGCTCCGATCCATTTGAATGCGAAGCAAAGTACATTTCGGATTCAACAGACTGCGGTGCTGGATTGCCAAAAAGCATCAAGAGCGGAGGACGTAAGTCGTTTTTCTCAGGCACAATATGCTCGGTTAGATAAACAAGCGAATCGCCTCGAAGTGAAAATATTTTTGAATGAAGCTGATCTATAGCCAAGAACTTAACCAGCCTCTCGTCTAACTGTCGACGTTCCATCTCATCTGAATAAAGCTGTTTAATATTCAAGGATACTTCCTGAATACCGTCTCGAATATTTCGAACCTCAAATGAATGCTTGTTATTTTTCATTTTCAATCAGATTACCTATCGATCATTTCGCGTCATCATTGGTATTTGTATTATATATTTCTTGTTCACAAACTTCCCATTAAGGAATTTGCGCATTCTTGTAATAATCCCATCGCAATAAGGCGTTTCTGGCCATTCATTCATAATGTGTACCATAACAATTTCTCTTTGCATTTGGGACAGGCTACGTGCATGGAACCGAAGCATCTCCGCGGTCACTTCTCTGCACAAATCGCACCATAGGTCATTTTTGGGGCACAGACCACTAATAGCCCTGTCTATATCAGCCTTCCAGATAATAAAAATCTCCGCAGGATTCTTCTTTCCAGACGATTTCAAGTATTCTTTGGCCCTGTCAATCGGCATGTTCCCGGAGGCTATCTCCAGGTAGTGCTCCAATATAAACTTGATCTGCTCGTTACTGTAGCTCATCTCTTTTATACATCCTCGGTTTCATAGTCATCAAACGTGCTATTTCCTCTATGCTTTCAAGCCTGGCTCGGAGAACAATGCCCCTCTGAGCGCCTGACCTCGTCTTTACTCCACACGTACTCATCAACCTCAGCCAGACGGCCCGGCTGGGCTCATTGCAGCAATAAAGGAAATCAGGCACCGAGGGCCTCCCGTATTCCGTGCGCCTCAGCATGGTGCCGGCCGCACAGCAGGATGAGATTATCCAGATCATCCTTGCCTCCGCGTGATCTCAGAACCTTGTGATGTATGGCCAGTCCCCGGAAGTCGCCAGGGCCACGACAGACCTCACAGAGGCCACCGGCCCTTTCAAGCACTTTTTGTCGTAGTTTCCTGGTAATCATTCTATGACCTCAACTTTTAGCTTCAATCACAGCTATTTATGAAAATATGTCCTCCCGTAGTTCAATGCACTTTCAAGGTCGTATAAATCGTCCGGCGACAGCCATGTTTTCTGAGACATATGTGCAACCCAACATTTGTTTAGCCTGGCCTTCTCTATCGGGTAATAACGGACTAAACACTCAACTCCATAGCTGGTGACTGCCCAAGTTCCAAACTCTCTAATGATCGGTGATATGTCAGTATTACTTCCCAATCCCAAGTTACGCCCCTTCGTGGTATTTAATAATATCTAAAGATATTATTAATACTCCCCACGAGTTACGGGTTACGGGTAAATGGTTACGCCCGTAACTGAAGCTGCTTAGCCTTAGAAGGTTACGGCACCCGTAACCCCCAAAGTTACGGCCGTAACCACCCGTAACCATAGCCCGTAACCCCAACCCGTAACCTTCAATTTCCGCCATGGATTAACCCCCAGGATCCGTCCGGCATCCTTAAGACTTTGCCCTCTTTCCTCATTTCATTCAGCCTGGTAGCCACAGAGTGATAGCTCTTGTTCAATTCCCTGGCTATATCGTTTGTTGTAATCGGGCCCCGTTTGAGGATGCTGGCTATCCTCTGCTTGGTGACCGGCATCCTGTCCTCGAAAGTGGAATTGCCAGCTATCTCAGTTGGCCTGAAGGTAACCGGGCCGTATGGGTCGACAAAATCTATCTCTATGCCAATGGGCTTGTGAAGCATGGAATCGTTTGATTTGCGGTTGAATAGTGCCAGTTTGAGTTTGGGGTTGTCCGGCTCGGAGTCAGGCACTATTTCCCATCTTGACCGCACGGCGTTGTTGAAGTAAGCCGATCCGTAGGCTGTCTTGTCGTCGGTTCTTTTCAGCCCCTTGGCTGTGTGGTGCAGGATAAGAGTGGTGGTCGGCAAATACGCTACTGCCTGGAAAAAGGCCTTGGCGGTTGCATTTTCGTTCAAATCTCCATTGCAAGCTCCAAAGGCAGAATCGATAATGACCGTGTCGACCTCTTTTTCTTTGACATAGCTCACGATGCTATCGATTTCTTTATCGAGCGGGAGGCGGCATTTGCGATGATAAATTCTGAACTCCGGCAGATTGTGTCCCGCCTTTATACGTGCCAGCCTGAAGATAGCCTTCTCTCCTCCATTTTCCCAATCGAGGACCAGGACGTTCCCGTACCTGGGCTTAAAGCTCAGAGGGTTATTCGCCCAGGGTAACTGAATACAAGTAGCTATAAACAGACTCACGTAAGACTTCCCGCTTCCGCCGTCCGCATACAGGAGGGTCGGCTCGCCTTCCGGCAAGATGGGATACAATTTATACTCAGGCGGTTTGATCTTATCGTCTGTCCAGATTTCATTGACCGGCTCACCTTGACGCATCCTCTCAAGGGTGATGACGGAAATCTGTTCCAGCACGCTGTCCCAATCGACCTTGCACTTATAGCGCAATTGCATGACGGCCTTGAGCTTGGACTGTGCAATGGGACTGCTGAAGTTGTATATCTGCTGAAGTAAATGACTGTTATAATCAGGATTGGATGTGGTGAAGCGAAGCTCACCTTTGACCGTGCCGTCCTTGCCTTCGGACAGCTTCCCGACATGGGCCGTAAGTTGATACTCGGTCCAGGTGAACTCATAGTTCGATCCTTTATCACTAAGTACGGGCTGTGGCATAACTCAAATCTACCCCGCCCTTTTTTGGTATTTCGTATTCCAATGCTGCTTTCCAGCGCTGCAGCTGCCATTCAATCAGCTGGACTTTGAATTCATCCCTCGGCAAAGAGTTGGCCAGCAGGCTTTGGATTTCATCAAATAGCTCCTGCATCTTCATGGCCTTGAGAGTGCAGTCATATTCCCTGAGCACATGCAACGGCACAGAGAAATGTGCAGCGTCCATGATCTCTTCCAGTTGATCTGACGTGCCCCCGGCTGCAATCCAGTCACTCACATCTTTGTGGCCACTGGGGAGACGCACGATCTTCACGCCCTGCGTTATCCAGTAAAGGCTTTCCATCACCTGCACGGCGTGTTTGATACCGGCCGTGTCGTTATCGGGCAGGATGACAATTGTGGCGTCCTGCAGATAGATGGAATAGGACAGCCGCCACTTACCTGCTCCCATTGGGCTGGTAGTGGCCTGGGACCCCAGCCTTGCCAGGTTGTCAGCGTCTTTCTCTCCCTCGACAATGATGATCGACGTAGTGGCCTTGGCTGCCATGATCTTGGGCAGGCGATAGAGGATAGGCTCAATATCCCGCAGGTTGTAGATGTAGCCGCCCTTCCCATCCGGCCTGCGCTGTGTAAAACGCTTGGGCGTAAAACGGACGGTCTCATGGACTACCACTCCTGACAGGTCCCTGTATTGGTATATTTCGGCTATCTTGTCTGCCATAATTCACTTTAAGGTGCCCGGCCCCATTGGGTACTGAGGCCGGGCGATATTAGGTTGTGAGGAGGCGCAGCCTGGCTCGGTTGTCTGCGCCGGGTCAAACACCGATGGTTGTTTTATCCCGGACACCAGGCCTGTCTACTACTCCAAGTTCAGCTTGAAAACGCTGACGATCTCTCCCGAGAGAATGGCTTTAGCTATGGCACACAAATCCTGTAACCATCCATTTTCCTGGGCTACTTGAATTGATCTGCATCCTCTATTCCTGGCTATGGCTTTGATATCGCGGTGATTACGATATTTGTCCTCGTAGTAAACCATGTTCCAGCAATCGGACTCCGGCCAGTTGAATTTGCGGGAGATGTTCCTTATGTACTTATTGAGCCTGCTGCGCCAATCAATGTTACTTACCGCAGGCAGAGTACCTGCCTTAAGCAGTTTGACCTCTTGCTGCTGATTGGACTGAATAACAGAGACCATTTGTTCAAGGCGGTTAAACCGTGCATCCACTTTATATGCAAAGACTTTGACAATATTGTGCGTGTCGAGGATTACCTGATCTGTCGAGGCAATCTCAGGGGTAGACCGGCCGGTCGACTCCCTCATGGCCGGCACCGCCTCTATCAGTTTGCGGTAAAGTACTTTTGCCAGCGGCTTGCGGGATTTGCTGATGATGTCATACAACCCGACCTCATCCGTATAGGCCATCTTCTGTACGCCGCCGGAGGTTTGGCTAACGATCCACGTGATGCCTCCAATAGCGACATCGTTATTATCGGTGTCGCTATTACAGAGGTCATAGATATTGTCTATCTCCTTAGCGCCAGGGTCATAGATATTATCTATCTCCTTGCTCTGGAGCCTCTTGATTACATCGGCGACATTGACGACACCCATCGCAGCGCAGATGTCATTGACACAATAAAGAATCTTGCCATTAGTTCCAGGTATTCTGCGGATTATCTGATCATTGAACTTGAAAACCGTCAGTTCCTTTGTTATTTGCATCGTATGTCTCCTATTTCTTAACTCCATGGCTATCTGTGGCATTCGCAATGGTATGTTTTGAAAACCCACCCTTTGTACCAGGGAGTCCACTTCTGGTAGCAACCTTTGAAAGGGGACGGTTATTGTCCGCCTCCTTTGTTGTCTGCATCGTATTCCGCCTATTCATCTTTCTGCTCCATGGCCTCGGAAATTTTGTTCCAGGCGGCATCCAGATCAGTGATTTCTTTGGAGTCTGAAACGCCCAGAATTTTCAGCACGTCGGCACGATACAAGTCCCACCTGGCGTTAGCCCGCGTGAATAGCTGTCCCACTGTAGTCAGCTTCTCATTTACAATATGTTTTGGACTGTCACTGGGCTTACCTTTGAGCGATCCAGCTATGCTCTGGATGGTGAGCGCCATCTGCGTGCCCAGTGCCGTGAGAGCTTCCTGCCGGTAGGCGTTCTTCTCGAACATATCGATCTTGCCGGCCACAGCCATGTCGACCAGAGCTTTGTAGGCCACCTGGGCGACTATCAGCTCATCGTTGTGCTGGTAGCTCTTGCCGCCTTTGCCGTCAGATTTGATGATGTAGGCATCGCCCCGGTCATTCAGTTCCAGCTTGTCGGCCGGGATATCATCGCCTGGCTTGTAAGGCTTGAAGGCGATGATCTTCTTTTCAACGCCCTCGCAGACCACTTCAATATATTTGTTGCCATTCCTGGAAGTGCTCTCAAGTGCACTTAATACTTTGGACATCCTGACCTCCTGCACATTTATTACATAACTTTTCTCTTTCAGGTAGAGGCTCTCTCGTAAACACTCTGAACTTGGCATGACATTGACGGCAGAGGTACCAGCGGTAACGCCCGATGCGGCCTTCCCGGTATTCCCTGCACCTGGTAGTTGGCCTCAAGCTCATTTAGATGCCTCTTTTCCGATCAATCCCTCTCGCCTGCCGATGGTGATGGCCAGCTGCACGAGCGTCTTGAGCCTTCCCATCGCAGCCGGATCTGCATCCAGAGTCATCTCTGGTTGATCTTCAATGCGGGGCTTTAGCTTAATGCCGCTCACGCTTAGACCTCCGTGCTCCTTTCATGCCACCGTTTATCAGGTAATAGCGGACGGCAGCCCGCCTCATCAGGCTGCTAAGATCAGTCCTGTCATCTTCAGCTACCTTGCACAAATCCTCATAGTCCTTCCTTGATAGCTGGACCCTGATCGAAACCTTATCTCTGCCAACCACTGTCGGTTTGCTTTTCATGTTGCGGTCCTCCGTGGTATAGTTATAATATCACTATGCTATATTGATGTTGTCAAGGTGAGATTGTCACCACGATGGAGGCTCAAATACAATCTGTATTCGGCTGAAAACAGCTCATTTCGGCAGGTCAAAAACCTGTTGACAGATACTAATATTGGTGATATTATTACCAAAACGTAAAAATTTAAAAGAGGGTGAAATCCTTGCCAATAAGTCTGGGGCAGCTGATTAGGGAAGCAAGGCTTCGTGCAAATATGACGCAGAGGCAGCTGGCCAAGCTGGCCGGCACCAGCATGGAGAACATCACCTCTATTGAAAATGGGCGTAACAAGCAGCCCGCTGGTGAAATCGTGGCCGGCTTGTCCAAATATCTCGACATTGAGGTTGCTGATATATACTCGGCTGAGGCCGGGACGTTGAATAGCTATCCCTGGGAGAGGGTCGGTGATCTGGACCTCAAAGACCCCGAGCTTGAACTGATGTTCCGCCAGGTGGACAGGCTGACAGAAGGAGAGGCCAGGGAGAGGGTCAAGGCTTTTATCAAGTTCACGCTGGAAGAAGAGAGACGTAAACGCAGGCGTGAACTGGAAGAAAAACAGAAGTAAACGCGCATACCGGCCGGAGGACGAATTGAGCATTCTTGCCATAAAGAAAGCTAAACAGGTGCATTTGCGCCATCCTGCCCTGAGTTTCCCGCTGGATATGGAGTGGCTGGCCAGTGTTGAGGGATGTGAATGTATCACCTGGCCATTTATCGAACCCGTTAAGGAGGTTAAACAGGGAAGATGGATAGGAATCGCCCTGGAATTGGATATAACTGAGCGTCGGTTCCTGATAGCCCATGCACTGGGGCATCACCTCATGCATTGCGGCAATCAGTTGACCTTCTGTTCATGGCAGAAGTCATCGTTGCGCCAACAGGAGAATAATGCTGACTGCTGCGCAGCCCATATCCTCATGCCGGAAGAAGAACTCATCAAGGTCGAGAATCTTCCTCTGTGTGAAATCATTGAATACTTCGGGGTGCCCGAAGATCTGTGCCAAAAGAGAATGAGCGACTTTGCTACCGCAGCTGAGACGGAAAGATGGCAAAACAATAGCTTTGTTTGACCGGAGAAGCTAACATGGCAACAGACATGAACAATAAACACCTGCGCTGCTGCATCTATGCCAGGGTATCGACTGAAGAACAGGCAGAGCGTGATCTCTCCATCCCATTCCAGCTTGAGAGATGCCGCTATCATGCCCAGGGCAAGGGCTGGCAAGTGGTCAGGGAGTTTGTCGATGCTGGCGAGAGCGCCAGGACCGACAAGCGCCCCGATTTTCAGAGAATGATATCTGCAGCCAGGAATAAAGAGTTCGACGTTATCCTCGTGCATAAGTTCGACCGCTTCGCCCGCAACGATTACGACTTTGTCGTCTACGAGAAGGAACTGGAAGACCTGGACATAGTAGTTGAGAGTTTGAGCGAGCCGGGTGATGCATCGACCCCTGCAGGATATATCAGCCGCAGGATGATGCAGATCATCAGCACCTGGTACTCCAAGAACCTGGCCATCGAAGTCAAGAAGGGAATGCAGAAGAAGGTTGAGAACGGCGGCTGGCCCAAACCCGTTACGCTTGGATATAAGAACGTCTCGGATAAGACTTCATCCTGGATAGAGGTCGACCCTGAAAAGGGACCTTTTATCACTGAGGCTTTCAGAGAGATGGCCACCGGCAAGTGGACCCTGCATGATTGGGCCGAGCATGCCGATTCACTGGGCATCAAGAGCAAGCGGGGCGGATTCATACCTGGTACACAATGGAGCAATATCTTTCATAACCGCTTCTATCTGGGCGAGACCTGGCTCAAGAAAGGCGATACGCCCACAAAAGGTGCTCATCCACCTCTGGTAGATGAGTTAACCTTCTACAAGGTACAGGAAGTGCTGAAGGAGCACGATAAGTTCAGACAGCGTACACTGCATCATAAGTACCTGTTGCGCGGGCTGTTATACTCCAACGATGCCAAAAGCGGCTGCTGGGCTGAGACCCACGTCAAAAAGGGCGTCAGCTACTACCGCAGCAAGGCCATGGTGAAAGGCCAGCACATCTTCTACAACACCAAACAAATCGATGATCAGTTGCCCGGACTGTTTAAGAAGATCACCATCACCAAAGAGGCAGGCAAGCAGCTGAGAAAAGACCTTGAGAACTGGTTCAAGAACGAGATGAATTCAGATGGCAACCTTAAAAGAACGGAGGCCAGGTTATTAAAGCTTGAGAAGATGGAGAAGAACCTGCAGCAGTTATTTCTTGAAGAAGAGATCTCCAAGAGCGATTACAAAGAGCACAGAGCTCGCATTCAAGCAGAGAGAGCCAAGCTCAAGAATACGATTGACGTGATTAGCCAGCAGCAGAATCTGATCAAAGCTGATTTTGAAGTGGCGCTGCAGCTCGCAACTGAATTCGACTTCCTCTATGACAAGGCCAACTTTGATGAGAAGCGTTTACTCTGCGAAACAGTGATCAAACGATTGAATATAGAGGACGGAACAATAGTTGATATGGAACTCAATTCACCTTTTGCATTGATAGCTACCCGTGCAGAAAGTTCGGGAGCTGTCTTGAATGGTGGAGCATTATGGACATCTCACGAACTCCTGTTTGAGAGCAAGAAGTTCGTTTCGTTGCTACAGCAACGGGTAATTTTTATCAAACTGAACTTTGTCTTACTTAAAATTAAGGAGTAA